CGGATGGCCGACCATAGGGGGGGGGTACACATAGTATGGCGGCGTGCAGCGGTGCAGGCAAACCGGGATAGCCATTTTTGAAATTTGAAAATCGAACCCTTTGAAGCACCGGATGATGGCATAGGGGGGGGTACACATAGTGTGGGCAACATCGTGAAATACCAAAACCCCGGATAGCCATTTTTGAAATTTGAAAAAATAAATGTAATTGGGTGTGATTTGAATAGATATAACAGGGGGACAGCATGGGATATTACAGTGAACACCAGCCAACATATACGGTGGATGTTTTGGGGACGACTTACAGTGTATATCTTGACGTTGACATCAAGGATGACAAGTATTTGGAACATTGCGACGGCTACTGCGACAAGACAATCAAAAGGATTGTTGTGGCTGGGGCGAGTGACGAATCTGAACTGGCAAATTTCGCAGTTTATGCTAAGTCGAATCTACGGCATGAAGTGATACACGCATTTTTGTTTGAATCCGGGCTGGACGGGAACAGTGTGTGGGGACATGCCGAAGGGCAAGACCACCCCGAACAGGTTGTTGAATGGTTTGCATTGCAGTTTCCCAAGCTATTAAAGGCTTTTACCCAGCTGGATGCGCTATGAAAGCGAGATGATGCCTAATGGCAGGATATGTTTTTATGACCCCTGAAGAAGCGTGGAATACCCGCGTGAAGTATCGTGAGGAGTACTATAGGCAGCATATCGCGTCCTATAGTGGTGACAGGATTGAACTGAACGCGACGTCCAACGAGGGGATGTTCTGGCGGCGACAAAGCAAGTGCAAAATGCATGTGCCCATAGCGGCAGATATCGCGGCGATCAGCGCCAACCTCCTGTTTTCCGAAGAACCGTCATTCACGTGCTACGATCAGGCGACTGAAGACAATGAAAGCAAGCAGCAGCATCGGTTGGATGAACTTGTGGCGTGCAACAACCTGCATGGGACGTTGAATGAAGCTGCCGAAAGCTGTGCGGCATTGGGGGATGTATACCTCAAGCTGAACTACCGTAAAGATGAGATTGAATATCCGGTTATCAGTACGGTGCCAGCGGATGCGGCGTGGCCAGAATACATGCTTGGCGTGTTGAAGGGGATACACTTTTTCAGTGTGCTTAAACATGACTTGCAAACGGGAATAATTACCCGCGTGTATGAACTGTACGAACCCGGCAAGATCACAATGGCGATCTACGAAGGGGATGGCGAAACTCTTGGAAAAGACCTTGGAGATACGGCGCTGACACAGTACGGGTTCCAGCGCGAAATTAAGCCGCCCGTAGATGATATGCTGGCTGTGCATATCCCGAACATTCGCCCGAACAGGCAGTACAGGGACTTATACATGGGCCGCAGCGATTTCGACGGACTGCGCGACCAAATGGATTCACTGGATGAAGCGTACTCGTCATGGATGCGCGATATCCGGCTTGGAAAGGCAAGGACGATTGTCCCGGCAGAATACCTCAAGCGCAAGCCGCAGGAAATGCTGGAAGGTCTGGCGCAAAGCGCGTCTTGGGAATTTGACCCGGACGTTGAGACCTACGTCACGATTGATATGCATGATGCCAGTGGTAATATACCCGGAATCACGTTGCAGCAGTTCCAAATTCGGTCGGGCGAATATGCCGCGACGTGCGGTGATCTGATGCGCAACATCGTTTCAATGGCAGGATATGCGCCGCAGACCTTCGGCATGGACATTACGGGCATGGCCCAGTCTGGTACGGCCCTGCATATCCGTGAAAAAAAGTCCTATGATACGAGGGGTAAAAAACAGACTTATTGGAAGTCGCCGCTGGAAGCCATCATGACCGCCATGGTGCATCTTGACAATGCGCTGTGGCCGGAAAAAGGGTCGGATAAAGATGATCAGGTCAAGGTGAAGTTTGCCGATTCTGCCGCGAATGATATCAATACTTTGTCGGGTGCCGTGCAAATGCTGGTGGCGGCCAATTCCCTGTCGCTACAGGCACGGGTGGAAATGCTGCACCCGGATTGGACAATGAAGCAGATCGACGAGGAAGTCAGCCGCCTCAAGGTCAATGAACAGTTGCCGCTTATGAACAATGGCATTGTATCCAAGGCCGAAGTCAGGGCGACATACATGGACGAAACCGAAGAAAAGGCACAGGCTGAAATTGACGCCATAAACCAGAAAGCCATGCAGCAGCAGATGGAAATGGCCATGCAGGCTCAAGCATTGAAAGCCATGGCAGAATCACAACGGGCAGAAAAAAACCAGCCCGAATAGGCTGGTGAACAAGGTGAATCTTAGTCCGGCATGAAGGTGAAGTTGCCGTTGCGCTTGATGGTCAGCTGGCCGACGTACCGGGTGACGTTCCAACCGCACTGGTCGTAAAAGCAGGCCCGGTAGTTCACCGCGCTGGCCGCAGGTTCGGCCTTGAAGTATTCGGCAATCGCGTTTACCATGCCGATGTCTACTTCGCGCTCCTCGTTGCCGGTGATGATGTTCACCCGCGCGGCCTTGAGTTTCTGGGGAATGCCCAGCAGCCGAAAGACTTCAAAGTTCGTCATGATGGTTCCTCCTTATGGGCTGTGCCCGGTTGATGTGTTGGTCGCCTTTCTGCGTAGCCCCCGACCTCACTGTTCATCTGCGGGGTTTTCACTGCCACGCTCCTTGGGGCTGGCCCTTTGATTGGTTATAGTATACCACGAAAAAGTAGTAAAGTCAAGAAAAGTTTGTGCTAAATGCGGTTTTTGCAGTATTTCGGCTGAACGGAGGAATACAATATGATAAATGTTATTGCTTCTCAAGATCGCACCATTGAACTTGGTCGGATTGGGGAAAATGAACACAGGCGTGTGCTGTTTCCTATAGGTGAATATGCCGAAATGTATCCCGGCGCGACCTATGTACTCATGAACAAGAAGTCCGGCGAAAGCACGGACTACCCCGTTGCCCGGACGACGGTTGACGGGAATTATATGTATTGGGTAGTCACAAATTCTGACCTGACTGCCCGTGGACGTGGAAGTTGTGAGTTTAAGGTCATGCTTAACGGCACCGTCGCAAAATCCGTGATATACATGACGAACGTCCTGCCCGCATTGGGAAGCGGCGAAGATGCTCCCGAACCATGGGATGAGTGGGAAGATGTGTTTGCCCATATGCGGGAAGATGCGCAGGAAGCGGCCAGCGCAGCCGCTGAATCTGCTGCGGTGGCAGAATCGGCGTCACAGGCTGTGCAGGACATGGGATTTGTGGCCAACACGTTGCCGCCCCATAGCGAAGCTACGATTGAAAAGGTCATTGATCCAGAAACAGGTGCAGTTACTGCGGTATTGGGCGTTCCTCGTGGTGATAAAGGTGAACAGGGCATTCAGGGTGAACAGGGTATTCAGGGTGAGCAAGGCGTTCAAGGCGAAACGGGAAACGGGATTGCGTCTGCCGTTTTGAATGATGACTACACGCTTACACTCACGTTTACCGATGGCACAAGCTATACCACGGGGTCGATTCGCGGCGAGACAGGCGCTACAGGCCAAACTGGTGCAACTGGCGCAACTGGTGTTGGTATTTCGTCAATTGCAAAAACTGGTACCAGCGGGACTGTGGACACATATACCATCACGATGACAGATGGCGCCACTTACACCTTTACTGTGACCAACGCAGCCATCTACAATGGGCTGGACATGACCGGTTCTGGGTATGCGCTGGATGCGCGTCAGGGCAAAGTTCTGGGTGATGATGTCAGTGGGTTAAAGAGCGCAATAGATACATCCAACATCGAAGTATTTGGCGAAACCGGCGAAAACTTCCCGCTGCGTTTCGAAAACGGAACATACTATTATGTATCTAATGGCAGCATTTTGGAAAAGTATTATGGCGGCGGTTATGATCAAACCAGAAAGGTGATTGCAACAACGACCTTTACCCCGCCTTGTCAGGTAAAGATCAAAGCAAAAACCGGGTATTCGTTTACCGTTTTCCTCGCGACAAGCGGCGTAATAACAAGTAGCACAGGCTTGATTACCGATTATGTAATGAATGCCGGTCAGCAGTACGGTATGACCCTGAGGACTACTGGCGGTTCGGATGATATTTCTTCTGTCCCGGTTACAAGCATAATCGACATTGAGTATGACAGCATCATAGACAACGTGAAGGATGCCGTTGATCATTCGCTGATCGAAGCTGCAAATGTTGATTTTGCAAGTGCAACTGTAATAAATGGACTAATTAATACGGCCAATGTATGGTCGTTAAGTTCTCCGTTTAAATCATATATGATTCCCGTAACTGATGATATGGAATCTGTTGCGATTGCAGCACAAAGTGAACGCAGCGCCATTTTTGCATTTTTAACAAGCAATGTGCTTACACAAAATAATATACCGCCATATTGCGATGGCACGGGCAAGAACGTTATTTCACCCGGGGAGTCTATAACTCTACGTATACCATCTGACTGTGAATATATTGTTATTACAAAAACTGGATCGGAGTTAGTAGACTTTACCCCGTCGGCAATGGCGATAAGGTCTTATAAGATCATACCAACAATTGACGATACGCTATCTATACAAGGCGCTGCTGCTGATGCACAAATCGTTGGAGGCATTTTGCATTATCCTACAAATATCGGCGGTGATGAGCGATTTACTTATGCGATAGATTATAGCAATGGCACACTTATTACCGGGTCAACTTTATATCATTCTTCTTATATTGATATAACGGGAATAGATAAAATAGTATATACCAGATTATGCCTCGCTTCATCAATCAGTTCGTCCGGTATGGCATTTTATAATTCCAACAAAGAATATATAAGTGGTCAAAGAAGCAGGTTAAATCAAGAGTCTGCATATTATGAAATGACAGAACTTGCAGTTCCGGAAGGGGCCGTCTATGCAAGATTTTCGACTCTCAACAGTACAGCAGGCTTTTTGGTATATGATTATGAGGATTATCAAAAATATCTGCCTGTTTGGGTTGATCGTATTGAAAACAGTGTAAATGACCAAGGTACCGAGATAGACCAAATAAAAGACATACTTTTGGTGGATGAACCTGTTGATTTCTCGTTGACAGCAACGTATGGAACTATTATCGCAAGTTCACACGGGAAATGGTCAAGTGCAACAAGCGGAAACCGATCTTATTTTATCTATGTGCAGGATGATGAAATCAGTTTTACAGTTACTGCAAACGAAAATCTTAATACGGTTGTTGCGTTGCTTAAAACAGATGCACATGTGAATGGCACATATCCGGATTATGCAACAGGCGGAAGCAGGGTTTCAATCCCTCCGGGAGAAAGCCAGACATTTAATCTTCCCGACGATTGCCATTATATATGCGTCATGAAAAGTTATGGCGGCAATGATTATACTCCTGCCAGCGCATCGTTTAAAACGATTTCGATTCCAGGTTCTGGGGTTGTATCATTTCCGCTTGGATTACACGAAATGCCAGCAAACGATAATATTCTGAATATCATCAAGCGATGCAGACAGCTTACGGATATCAAATGGACACCTGCGGTTGATCTCCCGCGCTATATGCTTGTACAGCGCGGACAGGCAGAAATCCCGGAAAGTGCCAATACGCAGAATTATTTGGGTACTTTTAAGGCTGGGGTTGAATATACAGGCGTTCCCTATGGGCGTGTTTCTGAAACAACCGATGACTACGGTATCAACTATGCTACCGTTGGTCATTATATAGGCTTCGATACGTTCATATCGTCTATATCTAACCCGAAATCTCGACTGTGTACTGAGGATGTTGGGTCGGTTAGCGGACACAGATCTGTGATATATGCGACTGTGTGCAGCGGCTTGACTTGTTATGCGCTGAACGTCAACGAGGTTCCGACTGCAAACATTGGTAATATATCAGGATTAACCCTCATCGGCAAGCTAAATGACAACGGGACGTTATTGTCCGATAGCTTGATCAAAATCGGCGATGTGCTGAATCTACAAAGCTATCATACCGCTATCATCACCGATATTATACGTGATTCCGATGGAGCAATAGTGATGGTGGAATTGTCCGATGCATCCACGGCTGGTCTTGCCGATCGAAACTACGACGACGGACAGATTGGCGGTCTTTGCAGACGAAAGGGATGGCCACGCGAAAAATTTTATGCTGCCGGTTCATGGGGGGATTACAGTGTATACCGTTATTCTGGTATTGTGCCATACACACCGAGTCAGTATGTCAATGTTGGGGATGAATTCGACGGGTGGCGCATCGAGCATTTCCCGATCATGCCGTATGAGGGCGAGGGATTTGTGTATAAAACGGGATACATCCCAAACAGCGCTGTGAAACTCGTTATCACACTTAGCGGATATGCTTACGCTAAGGTATTTAAGGACGGCGTGGAAATCACCGGCTCTCCGTTCAGCGTAACCACGGACGGGAACAATGAGATCAATCCCATCAGCGTGACTGAGATCGGGGCTGGGGAATACACGGCCTATCTGTGCAATATTAGCAGCGGCAACGTAACCAACCTGACCTATGCTTGTCACTGGACGATTGAGAATTAAAGGACACTTTAAACACTCAATTCTCGCAAAATTAAGGCAGGAATATTCTGTTGCTATCAGCCACCTAACGCACATACGGTACAATGTAACTGGAGGTGATTTAGGTGGCAATAGCGGATAAGCAAATGCTGTTGGACAGCATAGAAAGGCGCGTTGCATCGACGTTTACGGGCAGTGAAGTAACATCCATTATGGGGGTTATTTCAGATGAACTTGAATGGTATGACTTGTCTGTAAGGACACGGGATGTGGAAAACTGGAATCAGCATGACGATATGCTGGAAGCGTTCCTGACAGCAAAAGCGATTGAGGGAAGATCGGAAAAGACAATAACCCGGTACAAGTACATTATCGAAGGGTTTTTGAAGTCGGCGAACACAACAGCGCGAAACGTTACGGTGTACCACATGCGAAAGTATCTCGCGGATGGTAAATCAAACGGACTGTCTGATGTAACTTTGAATGGATATAGGGATATATTCTGTTCGTTTTTCAACTGGCTTCAACGGGAAGCGTTGATACCTTCAAACCCGTGTAGCAATCTGAACAAAATCAAGTGCATTCGGGAGGTTAAGATTCCATTCAGTGATATGGATATTTAAAAGCTGAAAAGCAAGTGTACTTCTGTTCGTGATAAGGCGCTCATTTGCTTTTTGTTGTCAACAGGGTGCAGGATTCAAGAAGTGTATCAGTTAAACAGAAACGATGTGGACTTACAAAGAATGGAATGCAAGGTACTTGGCAAGGGCAACAAGGAACGGGTTGTATATATTGATAACATAACCATGATGTACCTGAAATGGTACTTTGCTGGAAGGAAAGACGATTCTATTGCTTTGTTTGCTGGACGTGGAAGCAGCAGAATGACACCTGGTGGTGTACGGGCTATGCTTGTAAAGATTGGTAATAAGGCAGGTATAAACAATGTACACCCGCATCGGTTCCGGCGAACGCTTGCAACGAACCTAATAAACCGTGGAATGTCCATTCAGGAAGTTGCGGTTATACTTGGACACGACAAGATTGATACGACGCTGAAATATGTGTATATCAATCAAGAAAACGTGAAGATCGCCTACAGAAAATATTCGTAATCGATCATATCACGACAAACGCACGTAGACCCCGCCAGACAGCCGGAAACGGCATTATTGGCGGGGTCTACCATTGTATCGACAAAATCTGCCTGCAAGCACAAACGGCCTGTAAACGGCCTTTAAACGCCTTGCAAGGCCATGCTGAGATTTTAGCGTCCGCGAGGGCGCTTTAATCATATATTTGTCCGAAATGACGATAAACTACAACGCCCAAGCAGAAAGGCACTGCGCAAACAAACTGAAGGGCAGAAAAGGAGTGGTTCAAATGACACGGAACGACATCAAGGCTCTTTTCCCGGACGCTTCCAAGGAAGCAATCGACCAACTGCTTGACATCAACTCAAACGACATTGGCAAGGCTATGAACAAAAGCCAGACCGCGCAGGATCAGCTTGAAAACAAGATTCAGGCCCTTACCGATCAGGTTACCAACCTGAACGATCAGGTGAAAACCCTGACCGATGACGTATCCCAAAAGGACAGGACGATCAAGACGCTCACCACGGAAAAGGAAACCGCCGTGAACGACCTGAAAGCCCAGTACGAGGTTGATATCAAGGCGCTGAATGACAAGCATGCCGGGGAACTGAACACCCTTAATGACCAGCTTAAGGCTGCGCAGGACAGGGCGACGGTAGCTGACTCGCTTACGGAACGTGTAAACCAACTGACAAAGGACATCGCCGACAGGGAAGCGACGATTGCGGGCAATACGAAGCTGTATCTGGTAAGGGATGCCCTGCGGGGAATGCATGCCAAGAACGTGGATGTCATCCTGCCGCTTTTGAACCTCGACAAGGTCAGTGTCAAAGAGGACAACAAAACGCTCGAAGGACTGGAAGAACAGGTCAAACCCATACAGGAAAAAGATACCTACCTGTTCGACACGAACGCGGGCGCACAACGCGCGGGTGCTGGTGCCAACCCGGATGTTGGGGATGGCAAAAATCCGGCGTCTGCCGTAAATCAGGCCATCCGGCAGCTTGCCGGGGTCATCTAACAAGTGAAAAACAATAAGGAGTGAATTGTAATGCCTACTACGCTGAATCAGATTACCCGTTCCAACGCTGAGGCTCTCATCCCACAGCAAATATCTGACGAAATCATTCAGGCTCTTCCCACCCAGTCCATCGCGCTGCGCCTGATGCGGCCCATGCCCCGGATGACCAGCAAGCAGACCAAAATCCCCGTGATGACCGGTCTGGCTACCGCTGGCTTCGTGACCGGCGATTCCGGCCAGAAGCCCACAACCAACCTGACGTGGGAAAACGTGTTCATCACCGCTGAGGAACTGGCCGTCATGGTTCCGATTCCTGAAGCTGTGCTTGCGGACGCTTCCTACGACATCTGGGCCGAAGCGCGTCCCCGTATCGTTGAGGCGCTGGGCAAGGCTATCGACAAGGCCGTGTTCTTCGGCGTGAACAAGCCCACCAGCTGGCCTGCCGGTCTGGTTCCCGGCGCGATCACCGCGTCTAACTACGTCACCCATTCTGCCACGGCTACGGGCGCTGACCTGTACACCGAAGTTCTGGGTGAGGATGGTGTTCTGGCGAAGATCGAAGAGCAGGGCATCAGCCCCAATGGGTTCGTGGGTGCGCTGTCAATGCGTGCGAAGCTGCGCGGTGCGCTGGACAACAACGGTCAGCCCATCTTCCGGGCGTCCTATTCCAATGATGTCAATGGCCGCATGACCTATGACATTGAGGGTATGCCCATCGTCTTCCCCGACAACGGCTGCTGGGATGACAGCGCTTCTACTGGTGCCCTGCTGCTTGCTGGTGACTTCGACTATGCGCGTTACGCCATCCGTCAGGATATCACCTTCAAGATTTTCGATCAGGGTGTCATCACCAACGGCGAGGGCGGCGTCGCTCTGTCCCTGATGGAAAATGACTGCGTCGCGATGCGTGCCGTCATCCGTCTGGGCTGGCAGCTGCCGAAGCCTGTGAACCCCATCAGTGGCACTACCTACTTCCCGTTCGCGGTGCTGCGAAACCCTTCTTAAGCCTGTCGGTAGATGCTGACATAGCGGCGGGCGCTGATTTGTTCGACAAGACGGTAAGCGATCTGCAGTCGGACATTGAGGTCGGCACGAATGCCATTACCGGAACCCTGAAATACATCGCTGACTATACGTCCGCTGGGTATGCGGGCGATGAGGCGTCTGGCAACTATCTGGTCATCCACTGTGCGTCTGACGATGCGGATACCGTCACCGTTGAGGTGGTCGGTGGCAATCATGGCGAACGCACGCTTGATTCAGACGGCATTGTCATTTGCCGCATTGCGAATACCGCCCAGAAGATTCGTGTTAAGGCGTACAAGGATGGCGTTGTTGGCAACGTTGCAACCTATAGCCTTACTGGTCTTGTATTGCAGGATTCCTAAGGAGGTAAATCATGGTTACTGACGCGCACAGCAAGGAAGAACTTGACGCGCTGAAAGCAACACGCGACAAGACGCCTGAAAAGCCCAAGCGCGGGCGCAAGGCGGCGAATACCGACGACTAAGAGGTGATTATGATGGCGCAGTATTTGACGTACGACGAATACCTTGCAAAAGGTGGAACGCTGGATGAAAACATTTATGAAATGGCTGAATTTCAGGCGCGTAGCCGCATCGACTGGATGACCCTTGGCAGGGTAAAGGCCATGGCCGTTGTGCCCGACGAGGTCAAAATGGCGATGATGGTTATCATGCAGGTGGATTCCAAGTACAGTGCCACAGCACAGTCAAATAGCGCCATCATTTCATCTTTTTCAACGGACGGGTATTCGGAAAGCTATGGCGGCGCATCCGAACAGACCAAAGCGGCTGAAGCACAGTTGAACCATACGGTATCAAAAATGCTGCTTACCGTTACGGACGACAAGGGTGTGCCGCTGTTGTACAGGGGGATTGATTAAAATGCGCCTGTGCAATGACACAATAACTATCGTGAATGTGCGGCATGACGTAGATGCAGATCGGGATGTCTATTATCCAACAACGATAATCGGTGTTTCGTGGTACTGCGATATCGTCACGGTCGTAGAAAAAGGACTGAAAGCCGCAGACAAGTACGTCGTACGGATACCGATTGACGCAGATTTTGGCGGCAAGGCATATGTCCCGCCAGTAGATTATGCGGCGGCAGGAAGCGCAGATGGGATTTTTACCATCAAAAACGGTGATATCATAGTTCGTGGGATTGTAAGCGAAGTGGTTAAGCCCGCTGATCTTCACCGCAACTATGAAGCGTTCACTGTTATGGGGGTAACGGATAACCGACGTGCGCCAAATGCCCCGCATTGGAAGGTGATCGGTACATGATTACCTTTGATCTGCGGCTTGATGAAAGCATGTTTGATCCCGATATGCTGATAAAGCGATTTAACCTCCAAAAGATGGGGCGCGTTCAACAAGCTGTGGATAGATGCGTTATAGACTATTCTGTGCCCTATGTTCCCGGTAGTGATTTAGCCCAAAGCCCATACGAAGCTACCGTGATAGGAAGCGGAGACGTAGTCTATCCAAGGCCGTATGCACGGTACTTGTACTACGGCGAAGTCTATGGGCCGAACATTCCCATTCATGCGAAGGGAAGTGATGATCCGGTTGGCTACTTTAGTCCACCGGGACAATCCAAGCATCCTACAGGCAAGCAGATGGAATATTCTTCTGGCGGGACACTTGCCGGGTCGTACTGGATTGAAAGAATGAAAGCAGATAGGATCAACGATATTCTTGCAGCAGCGCAGGAAGCCATGAGATAGGGGGGATTGCCAGTGTCCACAGTCAACAACGTAGCATCAATGCGGGCATGGATAAGGCAATGCCCAACCTTGGAACGTGCGCGGCGCTTCGGTGCGGATTACCTCGCCGAAGATGAAAGTTATTCCTTGGATTCAGTGCCAACGACAATGAAATACAGGGAAAACATTCTTGGTGAAATGGTGCCGCAAGAAAATCAAGAACAAAACTTCGTTTTTTCTTCCCGTGACCCGTATGGTGCTGATTTCCAACAGAATCTTGCTAATCTTGGCATGATGCAGGAAGTGTCCGCATGGATCGTCAATCAAAACAACCAGCGATTGTTCCCGGATTGGGAGGGCGGTGAAGTGACGGCTATCGTGCCAACACTTACGGCGTATCCATCGGTGGTTGGAACAGATTATGCCCGTTATCAGATGCAAATCAAGGTAACGTATCGAGTAACGGGATGAACATAAGAAGGAGTGAAAAATATGCCTGATACGCAGAAAATGCAACGCAAATTTTTCCAGAATTTTCTCGACACTACCATGAATGGGACAACCCCGTCATGGTATCGCTTGGGCAAGGATTTGTCCGAATTCAACATTGAGTTGAACCCGGACACCGAAACCAGCAAGAACATTCTGGGCGAATCTACGTTTACGCACAACGGATTTGATGTGAGCGCCAATGCCGAACCGTTCTACGCCCGCACGGGTGATGACCTGTTCGACAAGCTGCAAGCCATCATCGATCAGGGCCTGCAGTACGATGGATGCTACACCAACATCCTCGAGGTTCACCTTTGGGATACTGGCACTACGTCCGGCACGTACAAGGCGTTTAGCCAGCCGTGCTATGTTGTGCCGACCAGCTACGGCGGCGACACCAGCGGCTACCAGATTCCATTCACCATCAATTATGTCGGTGAAAAAACTCCGGGCTACTTTGCCGTGGCTACGAGCACGTTCACCCCAGATGAATAACCCACAAAGCCCCGCGCCAGATCGGTGCGGGGCTTTTTAACGAATAGGAGGTACTAAAATGGCTGACAACACCAACATGAATGCCTTTATCACTGTTGACGACGGTTCCCGGCGTGTGCCGATCAAGAATACGCGCGGCGAGGACATTGGTGAATTTACATTTCACCCGACTGACATGGGTATCATTCAGCGATTCAATGATATGGTAAATGGATTTGACAAGATCATTGAACCGTTGGAAATCATCAGCGAGGTTGGTGACGACGAGGACATCACCGACACCAAGTATACGGATGCGTTGCATGAAGCCGAAAATCGGATATACAAGGCGGTCGATGATCTGTTTGGCGGCGAGGGTGCCGCACAGGCGTTCTTCGGGCGCATGAATCCGTTCAGCCCTGTGGACGGCGAGTTCTACTGCTTCAATGTGCTGAATGCGGTCGGCGCGTATATCGATGCCGCGTTCAATGCCGAAACTGCAAAGTTCAGCGAAAGGGCGAAGAAATACATGAACAAGGGTAAGGGCAGGCGTGGACAGCATGGATAAGAAGGTACTCATCGCCGTGCCCGCACTGGACATGATGCCTGTGCAAACGGCATATAGCATGATAAACCTGAAACGCGACTGTCCAAGCCGGTTTTCTTTCATCGTAAGGGCGTCATGTCATGATGCACGTAATATGCTGGCATGTGAAGCCATTGAAAGCAATGCTGATTATGTCCTGTGGATTGACAGCGATATGGTGTTTCAAGACGATCTCATGATACGGCTTCGCGAAGCGCTGGATTCAGGTTGGGACATGGTAGCAGGGTTGTGCTTCAAGCGTGAACTGCCTGTGTCCCCGGTCATATATAAAAGCATCGATGCCGATACTGGAAAAGCCGTGCCTTATATGGATTACCCGCAGAATGCTTTGTTTGAAATTGCGGGATGCGGCTTTGGTACGGTCATGATGACTACTGATGTGCTACGAGTTGTACATGATTCCTACAGTGACCACATGTTCACGCCGTTTCCGAAGTTGTCTGAAGACCTGTCATTCTCTTACAGGGCAAAGAGGCTTGGCGTAAAGATTGGCTGTGACAGCCGAATAAATGTAGGCCATGTCGGGCTGATTACATACGGGGAGCAGATGTATCGCAGGCCGGAGGTATAACAATGGTTTTTGATTTGCCTGTAACGCTTGAAGTCGGTGGGATTGAATGGGACATTGAAACGGACTACAGGCAAATTCTGCGTATTTTAGCGGCCTATGAAGACCCGGATTTGTCGGACAATGAAAAGGTCGCCATTTGCCTGTATAACCTGTATGTCGACTTTGAAACTATGCCGCCAGAATTGTACAAAGATGCCTATGATGCGGCGATGGAATTCATTGACAACGGCAACAAAAATGAATCAGCGGGGGCGCGTGTGATGGACTGGACACAGGACGCGCCCCTGATTTTCCCTGCTGTAAACAAATCCGCTGGGTTTGAAGTGCGGTCTGTCAAATACATGCATTGGTGGACATTTCTGGGGTACTTCATGGAAATCAAGGACACTGTGTATTCGACAGTTCTAAGCATACGTCAGAAAAAGAAACGTGGCAAGAAACTCGAAAAGTGGGAAAGCGAATACTGGACGTCAAACAAGGCGATATGCGAGATAAAGCCGCGATACACTGAGGAAGAACTCGCAGAAATCGAACGAATGAACAAGCTGCTGGGGTGATAATGTGTACGGAAACAATGATGGTGAGCTGGTTATCAAGACCGGGATAGACAATTCCGGGGTATTCAGCGATGCAAAGCAGTTTAAGGCTGCTGTTCAAGGCTTGAAAGGTCAGGTTGACCGGGTATGGAAGGGCATATCAGATTCAAGCAAAGGGTACGCTAATTCTGTTCAGCGCAGCATTAAAGCTTATCGCGAGTTCAATACTGAAATCAAGAACCTTGAGGCAAGTGCGCGTTCTTTGCGCAAGCAGCTTGAAAACCCGGCTGGCAGGCTTGATAAGCAGATCAATGATACAAAGATCAAAATGTATGAACTGCGGGCCGCAATGAATAAGCTTGGCAATCCCTTGAAAGACACCGGCACGTATGTGAAATACACGGAAATGGAAGAAAAACTCAAGGGGTATAAAAAGCAGTTACAGGATTTGAATAAGCAGCAAAAAGAACTCGCCAGTCCCGAATACAGGAAGTCTGCTGAATGGCAAACCATGGCGAATCAGTACAATGTCGTTGCCCAAAAGATTCAGCAGATGAGGGATGCGGCAGATGATGCTGGTGGCGGGTTTAAAATTCTTTCAAGGAATATCGGTAGTGCTGCAGCCTCGGCGCTCCGTTTTACCGGGAGCAAAATACTATCGTTCCTTGTGAATTTTGCAAATGTGGTCAAAAAGGCTGCGGCTGCCTGTGTCCATCTTGCACAAAACATAGGTGGCCGTGTGCTTGGTGCGCTTCGTAATCTTGCAGTAGGGGCAAAAAACGCAGCAGTACAGATTGCCCGAATGGCTGGACGAACAGCAGTAAAGGGGCTTAGTTCCATTAGCAGTGCTGCCATACGGGCGGGTAAGGCCCTGCTTGGCCTCAACAAGCATACAAGGCGTTCCAATAATAGCTTCAAGCACGGTTTCATGACAATCCTTCGGTATGCATTTGGCATTCGAAGCTTGTTCTTTCTGTTTCGTCGGTTGCGGCGCATCGTTTCGGAAGGAATGGAAAACCTTGCGAAGTATGACACAAAAGTCAGGACGGCGCTGTCATCGCTTCAGGTTGCTACAAACAGCCTCAAGGGCGCTTTCGCAGGCACGTTTGCGTCACTCATAACGGCAGTTGCCCCCGCGCTTACAAGCTTCATAAACCTTGTTACAAGGGCTTTCAACGCCGTTGGCATGTTTATTGCTGCCCTTACAGGACAGGAGTATTTCATGGTCGCCAAGGGTTTGAGCGATATCGGGAAAAGCGCAAAAAGCAGTAGCAGCAGCGTCAAAGAACTGAAGCGTCAACTGGCTTCGTTTGATGAACTGAATGTCCTGAACGCCAATGATTCCAGCAGCGGTGGTGGCGGTAGCGGTAGTTCCAGCGAAGACTATAAGTTTGAAAAAACACCCATTGCCAGCGGGATAAAGGAATTCGCCGAAAAGATCAAGGAGATGTTCGATAATGGCGAATACAAGGAGATTGGCAAAGTAATCGCTGGTGGAATCAACAAGGGAATTCAGATAGTTCAGGATTACATTAATTGGGACAAAATCGGCCCAACGGTAACAAAGATTGTTGATGCTATTACGGGCACAATCAATGGCCTTGTTGACGGCCTCGATTGGGCGAAACTTGGTGAAACAGTAGGTGACGGAATCAATACCGTAGTCAATACTGCAACGCGGTGGTTTGATGGCATAGATTGGGATGATCTGGGCAAAAAACTTGCCGCTGGTATAGATGGCCTGGTCGGGCGCGTTGATTGGGGAAATGTTGGCGCGCTGCTTTCCAAACGTATCAGCGCGGTGCTTTCTGTTATCTTTGAAGCTGTGTCCAACATCAAATGGGCACAGCTTGGATATGCACTGGCAGAAGGAATCAATGGGCTGTTTTCGCTGAATTGGGATTATCTACAGAAAAGACTGACCAAATCCTTAAATAGCGTGTTGGCAGGCATTGATGTGGCGGTATCCAACATCAAGTGGGGACACATCGCCAATGCCTTGGCGGTTGGTATAAATGGCTTGATTGATCTGGATTGGGGGTATGTAGGCCGCTTACTTGCTAAGTCGCTGAACGGTGTGTTCGCTGTAATTGGTGAGACTATTGCTCAGATTAAATGGGGTGAAGCCGGGAATAAATTAGCCAAGGGGCTTAACGAGTTGGTATTCGGCACCAAATGGGATTACTTAGGCCGGAGCATTAAGAAGCTGTTTAATGGCGCGCTGGATTTCATCGAGAATGCGGTTAAAGAGTTCAAGTGGGCGCAAGTCGGACATTTGCTGGCTGGCGGTATTAATAGTATTATCTACCTGAACTGGCCGCATGTGGGCACCGTGTTGGGCGACGCCTTTATGGGCGCGCTGACAATGCTGGGCGAGGCAGTCAAGAAGATCAAATGGGGCCAGATCGGCTTAGATTTTGCAAAAGGGCTTAATAATTTCCTTAACAAGATCAATTGGGAATATGTCGGTCAGACCATCACCAGACTGGCAACCGGCGCGTTTGACTTTGTGCAAACATTTTTTGCCTCTTTCGATGCGAAAAGGGCAGGCGAAGATATCCGGGATATGCTGGATAGCATCGATTGGTCTGGTATTGCGTCATCTTTCTGGGCAGCTGCACGTGCTGCGTTCGGAACGCTGTCTGACTTTATCAATACGCTGTTCTCTCCGACCGTGAAAGCCACTGTCATTAAGCCGGGAAAAGACACGCTTGGCCAGATGACGCAAACGGAAGCTGACAAGGCTGCCGGGAATTATGGGAAAGCCTTGGCGACGAACCTTTCACAGGCGTTTTCTGGCGTGGCGGTATGGATACTTGATGCGATAAAGAAAGCGTTTGAAGGTATCCCGTGGGATGAATGGGGCGATAAGATCCATGAGTTCTTGATTGGAATTCAATGGGCAGACATTGCGGATGCGTTCTGGGATGCGATCGTAGCGCGCGCGACGGGGATCGGGAAACTGATCATATCCGCCTTGTTTGGATCAGACAGCGATATCTATAAAGGCTTATTCCCGGATGGAAAAGAACCGACAAAGACCACGGACGGCAGCGGGATTGCAAAGATCGGAGCGCTGATGGTTGGCGGGAAGGCAGTGGTTGCCGGAATAAAAAACACTCTTGGAAAGATATTCGGTGGCGGTGGAGGAACATCGACTGCAGCATCTGGCGGCTTTTCTCTCCTAAACGGGCTTGAAGTCGGCGGTATTGTCACACTTGGTAAGTCTATATACAGCAACGTCAAGCAAATTGCTGCCGATGTACAAGAATACAATGAGGCTACAGGGAAGAACGGCATAGAGATGTTCCTTGATGGACTTTCATCGATTTACGGTGAAGGTGGTATGGGATTTACCGGTCATATCCTTGAATCAATAAATGCTTTGTATGGGCCAATGGGACTTGAAGGAGTTGGCGACAGGATAGGCAATTTGCTGGGTATTACCAACAAAAACGTCAAGGAAAATACCAATGCGTTGGAAGATGGTAATACTAAACCCAAGGCAACACTGATACCATATGACGAATGGGAAAAGGAACATGGTAAAGGTGTACAAGGGACGAAGCTGAGTGATGACGCGCTTATCCAGTGGGGCAAGCGGCTTTATGACATGGGTTATAGCCTGTCTGATATCGTCAAAAAGTTGGAACTGGATGAAGACCAGCGACATGCACTTGCAGCAATAACATATGGAACACCGCAGAATCAGACAGCCGGTTATGCCACTAACTTTGTTCGTGCTGGTGGCCTTGAAGAAGGATGGGATAGGGAATCAGTAGAAACCGAAAAGAAGCTGTTGGCTGGCATTAACAAGAATTCTGATGTCAATGAAAGCATCCTTAATGAAGCAAGGCTTCTTGCTGCATGGGGATTTTCTGCCGAAGACATTCAGCAGAAATTAGGACTTACAGACAAGCAAATGTCAAAACTTGGAAATGCCATACAAGCGAACACGAAAGCGGCTAACAATGCCGCAGATGAACAGCAATCATGGGGTGAAGCGTTCAAGCAGGCATGGGACGAAGGTCGCCCATTAACCAAGCATGAGGAACTTGCCATGTCGCTTGGTGTTAATCTCGACACGTTGAATAGTAGTTCGGCTTCTGTGAAGGTGGACTTTATTCCATCAGACCCAAACGGCAAACAGTACCAAAACAGTGGTCTTATTAACTACCTGAAGAAGGTGTTCGCACCCGGTACGGACACGCAGACGCGTGTCAATCTGGTCAAAAATGGCTGGAAGACCTTGACCGAATTCGTTGGTACAAACCAGCCACTACAGGCGCTGCTGGGGCTCATGAAGAGCGGATGGACGACGCTCAGTGGATTTGTGGGTACGAACAATCCGCTGCAAGCGCTCATCAATCTCGCCAAGGGGAATTATACTGACCTGAAGACCTTTGTCGGCGCAAATAACCCTGTGTCTGCACTGGTAAATCTGTTGCGCGATAAATTCACCACAGTGTCTGCGTGGATTTCTGACAATTATATGGGTGGTGCACTGAACAAGGCTGTAGGTGTGATTCGTAGCGGATTTACGACTGTTTCCAAGCTATTCAGTGACAACTACATGGGCGGTGCCTTGAACAAGCCTGTGGGCGTGATTCGCAGCGGATTCACGACTGTATCAAAGTTTATCAACGACAACTACATGGGCGGCGCACTGAACAAGCCCGTTGGCGTGAGCCGTAATGGATTTACGACAATTTCCAAGTTGTTTAGTGACAACTATATGGGTGGCGCACTGAACAAAGGCGTAGGCGCTATACGCGAGGGATTTACTACGATTGCCGCATTGTTCAAAGAAAAGTACATGGGTGGCAGCGTCGATAAGGGCGTCGGCATTGCGCGTGATGGATTTACGTCGGTTGCCGGATGGCTGCTCGACGCCTTCATGGGCGGCGACGTGACCAAGGGCGTCGGCATCACCAACATCGGGTTTATCTCCATTGCCGCGTGGCTGCTTTCTGCTTTTATGGGCGGCAGCGTTGATAAAGGCATTGGGTTGACCCGCGAAGGTTGGAGTTGGGTAGATGCATGGGTAATGGCATATGGCGGATCGCCGGTTGGGCAGCTGATCAATCTTGCAAAAAATGGCTGGGATTGGGTCGATAGCTGGGCGCAGCAGTACGCGCAAACGCCTATACAGCAGAAGGTCGACCTGGTGCTGGACAAAAATAAGATTGTTTTGCGAACCGATGCGCATGACGTTAACACATGGACTGCGGAGGTAATGGCGCGTGGCGGCTTCATCACGGCAGGCGGTATGGCAAGCTGGTGGAGGAACGTACCCAAGTATGCGTCTGGAACGACAAGACCGCACGGAACAATGTTCGTGGCTGGTGAAAACGGGCCGGAGGTTATGGGCCATATCAATGGCCGTACGGAAATACTGAACCGCAGCCAGCTGGCGCAGACGATGTATGCGTCAATCGTGGCTGGCATGACAGGTCTGGCGAACGCTATGGGCATGTACCTTGCTGGTCAGATGGTTGTGTGTACAAATGCCATTATCAGCGCTATTGGCGGCGTTGGGATGGTGCCGTACAGCGAACCGGCACTTGCGTCAGGTATGGTCGTTCCGTACGACATATCCGCCCAGATTGCAAAGTCTACAGCAGATATCCAAGGTACGCTGGATGCGAACAATGAAGACTTGATACAAACTATCATTTCGGTTGCGGGACAGATCGTAACAGCCGTACAGGGCATACGAACGTCTACTGTCGGGAATGGAATAACAACACAACAAATCATCAATGAGATCAACCGGCGAACATACATGTACGGTGTCTCGCCGCTACAGGGGGTGTAAGGCATGGCAAAGCCGGTATTGATCATCAACGGACACGACTACGCGGCTTATGTTCAGGAATTGAACATAAGCCGCAACGACCTCGACGCAGACGGCAGCGGGCGCGACGTGCAGACGGGGCTGATGTACCGGACGCGGATCGGGTCGAAAATGAAGATTGAGGCGAAATTCCTGTCGATCCAGCAGGCCCTGCAAATACAGCTGATGGCCGACATAGCCGATGAGTATTACGACGTGACGGTGGTCGACCCGGAAACGGGTGCGCTCACGACGAGGACGGTCTATACGTCCACCGTGCCCTTCGGCGCACAGCGCTACAACCGGGAAACCGGTGCGCCGTACTACAGCGGCCTGTCGTTTAGCATGATCGAAAGGTAGGGAGAACCCATGCAGAATACGAGCGCGACGTGGAAGGCGCTGTACAGGCAGATGTGCGGCCTGCATGACGTCAATTTGACCGGGAGCGTCATATCCTTCGACAGCGAACTCAGCGTCATCAATTCCCTTGAAGCCGACATCGCGCCGGTACAGTCCGGCAGCGGCGACCCAAGCCCGGATAATATCAGGCCAATCAGCGGCTGGACGGGGTGCAAAATCTATTGCGCCGGGAAAAATCTTCTCGATCCCGCGACGTTTTGCAACTATGTAACAACGGTAGATGGCGTGTATACGTTTAGCAGGACTGGCTATTATGCCAATCTGAATACCGGACAGAATGGAAGCAGCCACGTAATTTCACAGGATAATATTGAAAAGTTGCCATATCTTCCATCAGGTGCATATGTATTATCAACCAAACGTATAAGTGGTTCTGATATCGATGCTGTTTATGCTGTCGATGAAAACGGTGCGAGAACGCTTGTCGGTCAGCCGTCTTATGCCGATGGCGATTATATCTGTAGACGCTTTACTCTTGAAAAAGGGTCGCGTATTTGTATTATTAGAACGGGTAATAGTACGCCAGCCGTATTCGCGGAACCGCAAATCGAGTATGGCAACACGCGCACAGCCTACGAGCCATATGCTGGGACGGTCTATCCCATTTCATGGGAATCTGAAGCTGGTACGGTGTACGGCGGCCATGTGGATCTGGCCAGCGGCATATTGACGGTCAACAAGGTCATAGCGACCATAACGGATGTTGACGGAATGTCAGGGCCAACGGGATATGCGCGGAAGCAGGTTGGGCCGTTTGGGTATATTGATGAAAGCATGACGCAGGAATGTAATATGCTCAAACTGTTTACAGGAACCGCTTCACAAATTGGGTATGGGCAGTTCCATGCATTTGATTCGGGCGGGTATAACGTTGCACAGGTCGCGTTCAAGATATCTTCCAGCCTTAATGGTAGCACGTCAACGGCGACAAGAAACAACTACAATCGGTATTTGCAGGAACTGGCGGATAACGGGACGCCGTTGCAGGTTTGCTTCGGGCTTGCCGAACCGATAACCTATCGGTTTACCCCGCCGCACATCAAGACACTGCGCGGTTCCAACAACCTATGGGCGGACATTGGCGATCTGACCGCGAACGTCGGTGTGCTTGCCGCCGGCATGCGCAACACGCGGCTGGAGACGCGGGCGATCATCGCAAACCATGTGTATACGCAGATGTCCTATCCGGTGATCACCCGGTCGTTGATGGAAAATGGGCTGAACGTCGGGAACGTCGTCAGCGCTTCATGCCAGTTTTCTGTCATCGCGAACGCGACCGTTCCCCGGGCGGCAGAAGTGCGTATCGAGATGCGGTTCACGGACGGGGAAACGTTCAGTGAGTGGCGTCCTGCGGGCACGTACTACATCGGCAAGCGCCAGCGCGATCCCATCAACGGCATAATGACGCTGGAGTGCTACGACGCGCTGCTGCGGGCGAACGCCGAAATCAGCGCCGCCATCTATCAGGAACAGCAACAGTGGATCACTGATGACGGCGATAATATTGTCACTGATACGGACGCAAATGTCATGTTCAGGCAAGGCCCGGCGACTTACGGCATGGCAGACCTCGTGGCATACCTCGCGCGGCTGATCGGCGTGCCGGTGGACAGCAGGACGGTCATCCACACGGGCGGCGCGTACACCCTGCAGGTGCCCGCCGAGGGCATGACGATCAGGGACGCCCTCGCGGGCATCGCGTCTGCGCACGGCGGCAACTGGATCATCACGCCCGAAAACAGGCTGCGGCTGGTGCCGATCGTTTCGGCTGCCGGCGCGTCATCTGCCACAGCGGACGCCGTCGACATCATGGCCATCACGGGCGGCATAGACGTTCACGCGGCCGCAACGGTCACGGGTGTGCGCTATACCGACGACAACCTGACCGTCGTGCTCGGCAGCGACAGCGGGCTTGTGCTGGAGGGCGGCCTGACCGCCGCGACGGCAAATCTGCTTGCCGATGCGGTGATCGGGTCGGTCTATCAGGCGTACAGCCTCACGGGGGCGATCTACGACCCGGCTGCCGAACTTGGGGACTACGTCCGGGCCGGGGCCAACAGCGAAGTCGCGTCCGTCCTGTACGCCGAAACCATCACGCTGAGCCCCGTGCCCAACGGCAGCATCTCCGCGCCGTTCGCCGTGGAGCTTTCCGACGAGTACCCCTATATCGGCGGCAATGAGAAGGTGCTGACCGCCGCGAAGATCTACGCGGCGCAGCAGGTGGCGGCGCTGGACAACGCGCTGGATCAGCAGGACGTGTTCAACCGCCTGACCGGCAACGGCGTGGCGCAGGGTATCTTCCTGTATGATGGGCAAGTGTATGTCAGCGCGACATACATGAATACCGGCACGCTGAACGCGACGGATGTGCGCATCATAAACCTGTCCGCCGATAACATTACGTCCGGCATCATTCACAGCGCGGATTATGCGACAGAACCGCACGTCAAAGTATATCCGGCTGAATCACTGTATCCCGGGGCGGCAGTATATCCAAACTATGGCGAAACGGTGATCAGCGGATTCGCGATTGATTTTAGCACAGGACAAATATACGGTGGATTCTACTCGGAGAGTATCGCCGATCTGGACAGACGGGTTACAGCCCTTGAAAACAAATAGACCTTGAGGAGGTACAGCGATGGCATACACACCTTATTACAGCGGCGGTTGGCAATCCGGACAGGAGGGCAACACGCCCATAACACCTTCGGCCCTGAATAACATGGAAACCGGCATCGGCAATGCCGACGATAATCTGACGCTGTTTTGTGCGCGTTCACAAATGTCATTTGCGAACGTCCTCGCAAAAGTCACATCTGCCCCGAATGGTTCAGTCGTTGCATTTTCTGGGGATGTCGCTTGTGGTTCGTCCCTGATTGGGTACACTGGTATATGTTTTGGCATGATGAAAAACTCATCGCCGACACGACTGGACTATTTTGTCGTACAGCCCACAGCCGGACGCATATCCCTTGGATATATCAACCCATCTACGCAGGAAGTGACCATATACAAGACGTTCAGCTGATGAAGGGATGTGAGTGCTGTGTCCGATATACAGATTTCCGGACTTCCAACCAGTAATACTTTTGCGGATACCGATGTCATCGCAATCGAGGTGGACGGCGTGACCTACAAGGTCACGGGGGCCGTCCTCGCGGCCGCGCTGAGGACGATCGGCAGCTTTGTATCGTCTGCCGATCTGCCGCTGGCTGCCGAACACGGCGGAACGGGGGTGACGTCGCTGCAAGCCGCGCGCAACGCCATGGGTCTGGGCAATACCACCGGCGCGCTGCCCATAGCCAACGGCGGTACGGGCGCAACGACCGCCGAAGCGGCGATGACCGCCCTTGGGGCGCTTTCGGCATCCACTATCTATAACGGTTTGGACAAAACCGCGTCCGGGTTTGCCCTCGATGCGCGGCAGGGCAAGGCGCTGAACGATGCGCTCGCCGCAAAACTCAGCGAATCCGCAATGACCGTCAGCGGGACGACCGTAACCGGGATCACTTTGAACGGCACGGAATGCGACATCGCCGACGCTGACGCGCGTGAAGATATCACTGAACTGGATGGCGAGATCGAACAGCTCGCGGCGCAGATACAGCAAGGTCTCACTCAGGAAATCAAGACAGCATTGTTGAACGCATTTCAGCATGTTGCATGGGCTGATGACGATGGTGAGGATTATTACAACGATCTTGCAGATGCGCTTGTTACGGTTGAAGTCACTTCCATTGATGCGGTATTCACTCAGGGAACCGCTGTTATTACACCGAATACGCCGCTGGATAACCTGCGCGAGTACCTGACCGTCACCGCGACGTATTCCGACACCACAACGCGGGTCGTCAGTAACTACACGCTGTCGGGCACGCTGGCAGTTGGTCAAAGCACAATCACTGCGACGTACTTTGATAAGTCCGATACCTTCACCGTGACCGTCACGCAGGGCACGCAGATGATCCGCAGCTGGGACTTCACGACGTCGCTCGTCGATTCGGTCACAGGGGCCACGGTTACCACGACCGCAACGCGCGGTTCGTCCGGCCTGACATTCACGGCAATCAATCAGTATGTCGATTATGGCGCCGTGTATTCCCGTGGGTATACCTACGAGATCGACGTGGACTATATCGGTACGCCCGATTCCGGCAGTTCGGCATATCGGCGGCTGTTCGCGTTCGGCGAGCACGGCACAGACACGTCCTCCGGCACTTCGGCGCTGATCGTTGCGATGAGCAGCTACAGGCCCGGCTGGTACTGGTATCTTGGGTCTGCGTGGGATTCCCGCGCGATAGGCAGCGCCGTGTCAAGCGTAGACAGCTACAACTACTTTGACGGCAAGACGGTGAAGATATACATCGATCCCAACGGGATCGGCAAGGTGTACGCCAAGACGATCGGCGCGGACGATTCCACCTACGTGTACATCGGCGATTCTGCCGGTGCGCTTACTGACTACAGTACAGCGTCGGCCCATGTGTACACAGGCTCAAGTTCATCCGACAGGATGTGCGACGCGCGGATCAGGGGCTTCAGGGTGTATGGGGGTGAGAAATAATGGCGGTATACGATATCGATGGCAACCTGATCGGGATTGACAGCGAGAAGAACCTGGACTATGACATGACCGTGCTCAGCGTCAATCACCGGGGCTATTCCACCGTCGCGCCGGAGAACACGCTGCCCGCCTACATACTGTCGAAGAAGATGGGGTTCAACTACGTCGAGACCGACGTGTCCTTCACGTCGGACGGCGTGGCGGTGCTGCTCCACGATTCGACGATCGACAGGACGTCGAACGGTACCGGGGACATCGGAAGCATGACGTTCAATCAGGTCAGGCAGTACGACTTCGGAAGCTGGAAGTCCAGCGCCTACGCGGGCACACAAATCCCGTCGCTGGCGGAGTTCCTGGCGCTGTGCAGGGCGATCATGCTGCATCCGTACATCGAGCTGAAATCCAACGGCGGGTACACGCAGGCGCAGATTGAGGGCATCGTTGACATGGTAAAGGCCTATGGCTTGAAAGGTAAGGTCACGTACATCTCATTCAGCGAGACGTATCTTGGATACGTGAAGAATTACGATGCCGAAGCGAGGCTTGGGTTCCTGAAGGGCACCTACGCCTCCGGCGACGTGGCCGTCTGCACCGGGCTCAGGACGGCGGGCAACCGCGTGTTCTACGACGTGAACTACGCCGCGATCACCCAGGCGGTGTGCGAGGCGTTCGCGGCGGCGGACATCCCCGTCGAAGCCTGGACGGTGGACAGCGAATCAACGATGCTTGGATTGAATTCCTATGTCAGCGGCATCACAAGCGATAACCTCATCGCCGGGAAGGTGCTGTACGATGACGCCATGGATTAATGATGCATATCAAGTACGAAAAAGAATCTGAATAAATTAGTAGCGTCGCGCGATGGAGGGCAATAAAATGAGGATAGACAATAACCCCCGGGATCATCCTTGTATTTGCTTGGCCTGAACGAACAACAAACCATGTAAGGAGTGAATAGTGTGTTTACAGGCAAACAACTTGCGGCCTTCTGCGAGAAGGTCTATGCGGCGAAATGGGTATACTGGTATGGGACGTGCGGATACAAGTGTACCGATTCGCTTTACAAATCAAAGAAAAAACAGTATCCTGCGCATTACACGGAATCGCGCGAGCGCGGGTACAAGAAGGATATCGCCGCTGGCAAATTTTGTGCTGATTGCGTCGGTATGATCAAGGCGTTTTTCTGGTGCGATAATGTGTTTGAGGGGCAAACACATTATGCCTCCAATCATTGCCCGGACAAAAGCGCAAATGGCATGTTCAAGCTGTGCACGAAAACTGGCGCAATAAACACGATTCCCGACATCCCCGGCCTTGTAGTTTGGAAAGACGGGCATATCGGCGTATATGTCGGCGATGGTATGGTCGTGGAAATGCGCGGGTTTGACTACGACTGCATGCGCAGGGAGGTCAAGGCTGGTAGTTGGAGCAAATGGGGGCAGCTGCCAGCGACGATGATTCTGTATACTGACGATGAAGTCCCGGAAACCCCGGAAGAACCTGTTGGCGAACGTGAACTTTACAACGGCTGCGAGGGTGCGGACGTGAAGCAGTTACAGGAAGACCTGATCTCGCTGGGCTATTCCTGCGGCAAGTGGGGCGCAGATGGCGAGTTTGGCGATTGTACCGAACAGGCTGTCGAAGCGTTTCAGCGCGACCATGGGCTGCCCGTGACGGGTGTGTATGATGCAGCCACCCGCGAAGCGATGGAAAAAGCGCTTGATGAACCGGATGTTGATGAGCCGAAGTATGTGAAGATCGTTGGCGGGAATTGCTACGTGCGCACGGCACCGAATACGAATGGGAATAAGCTTGGCGTGGCCCATGAAGGCGACGTGCTGCCTTATGGCGGGCAGACCAGTGACAATGGCTGGCATCTTGTCGATTACAAGAATGAAAATGGTTGGGTCAGTGGCAAGTACAGCAAGCTGGTTGATGGTGCGGGCATTACACGAGGCGAAAAGATACTGGATATGTCCAAGTATCAGGACGTCAGCGACTACAATGCGCTGATCAGTGACACCGCGCTGATCATCCTGCGGGCCGGGTATCGCAGCAAGGATGGCAACGTTTATCTGGATCAGAAATTCGTGCAACACGCCAATGAACTGCGCAGCCGGAACATACGGTTCGGCGTGTATTTCTTCAGCATTGCGACCAATGAAGACATGGCGGCCGAAGAAGCGCAGATGTTCTGGAACTTTGCTCATGAATACAACCCGTATTTCTGGGCTATTGATGCCGAACGTGACGCTATCACAAATGCGGCTATTACCGCGTTTGCAGAAGCCATGCGTAAGCTTGGCGTGAAGAAGGTCGGCGCATATATCGCGAATCAGCTATATGAAAAGTTCGATTATGACAGCATACGGGACAAGTTTGACTTTACTTGGATTCCAAAGTATACCGTCATTGCGCCGAAATACAAGTGCGACTTGTGGCAATATACGTGTGATGGTCAGGTCAATGGCATTAAGGGCAATGTTGACCTGAACAAAATCACGGGCGAAGGACGTAACTTGGAGTGGTTCACCGAATGACCGAACGCGGAGTAATGATCGCAGTAGCGATGGCAGATGTCATTGTCCATAATGTGATGCTATGGGCAATGATTCTTCTGCCTATTTTTGCTATGGCGTGGATTATTCTGAGAAGGGGGTGAACCGGATGGAGAGCGTTGCAAATGGAAGCATCACATTTCAGCAACTCGTGGGATTTGGCATATTTATACTGGCGTTGATAGCTGCCTACAACACCATTATGACTGCGGTCAAAAACCACAGGGAAGAAAAGCGCAGGAAGGATGCACCAGTGAGCACATTGGACAACATAGTCAAGGAACATGAGGGACGGATTAAGCGTGCCGATGAACGTCTGGATGAACTGGAAGAAGCAAACCGTATCCAGATGCGGGCACTCATGGCAATGCTGCACCACGCGATTGACGGCAATTCGACTGACGGGTTGAAGAAGTCGTACGACGAGATACAGCAGTACCTAATTGACAAGTAAGGAGTGAAAAGTATGCGTGACTGGAAGAAGTGGATCAAAGCAGCCGGTGTTCGTGCTTTGAAGACCGTGGCGCAAACGGCGGTTGCGACTATCGGCACAAGCGCAGCAATCAGCGAAGTCAACTGGATATTGGTTGCCAGCGCGTCTCTGCTTGCGGGCATTTTGAGCCTGCTGACCAGTGTGGCCGGTCTGCCGGAACTTGACGAAGACTAAATTGTCATGACGTCCCATTATCGCGTTTACTTAAAAGGCTGATTGGGGTATAATAATACCAAGTCAAAATGGGGGAGGGGAAACGCATGGAAAAGACGAATGACACGCCTGTAATGGTTCCGTATGTAGTTTATCGGGACGCTGTAGCAGACAACAGATGGATCATCAGGAAGCTGATAATCGCGCTGATCATTTCCGTTTTGTTGCTTTTTGCCAGCAATGGCATGTGGCTATATGTCTGGAATCAGTACGATTACATGACCGAAGAAACCCTGACAACGGTTGATAGCGAAGGCGCTGGAATCGCGAACTTCACGGGTGGAAACGGGGGTGTGATAGTTGCCGAAGGTGACAGTACGACGAAAGACGACGACACGTAAGCGTACCGTTGGTGGCGGTGCGCCAAGGAAGCGCCGTCGCAAGTGATGGATAAGCCCCGGCCTGTGCCGGGGCATTTCTATTTGGAGGGCGTATGAAAAGAAAGCACCTCGACATATTCAAGGAATATCCAAACGACCTCATTGATTTAACGATAAACCGCTGGATTCATTCGGCCCGTGACAGGCGAATATTGCACCTGAAGCTTGTGGATGGGTTCACGTATGAAGACGTTGCCGACATCATGGACATGTCATCCAAACGAATACAGGATATTATATATGCCCATGAAACAATCATTTATAGGCATTTGAACGATTAAAGCACCTCCGCGCAGGCGGGGGTGCTTTTTTATTTTTGGGGTTCATTTTATGGCTCACATGGCAAATATGCCGTGTGAGCCATTTTTGTTTTTGGCGTGAAAAAAGTTCCGAAAAGATTCTTGTTGTGTGCAGTAAACATGGGCTTTCTGTTCCTGTCGGTTTTTCCCTTTATTTCAGATAATTGAAGAAAAGGAGGGGGTCGCATGGACGACATGATGCGAGTGCTTGAACGGCTTGGTATTCCAGCCGATGAACGCAGGCGGATTCAAGAATACTACGGTGATGATTTAGATGGACTGTCCGAATACGTGCTGTATATGCGCATGATGATGGATGATTGACATGAGTATCTGGCGTGAATACAACCCGAATCCAGTCGGGCGGCGCGTGGGGGATTGCTCGGTACGGGCGATAGCGGCAGCGCTTGATGTGGATTGGGAAACGGCTTATGCGATGATCGCGGCAAACGGGTTCCAGATGGGCGATGTAATATCCAGCGACGCGGTATGGGGTAGCGTTCTGCGGCAGCACGGGTTCTACCGCAAGGCCATCCCGGACACATGCCCCGATTGCTACAGCGCGGAGGACTTTGCGCACGACCATCCTACTGGCGTATTCGTTCTTGGGTTTGGCGGGCACGTGGCGACAATCCGCGATGGGAAACTGATGGACGCTTGGGACAGTAGCGAATGTATACCGCAGTTTGTGTGGTTTCGTAAGGAGGATGAATAATGGCAGCTTACAACGCATTTCCAGCAACCTATCCACAGTATTACTACCCGAACTTCCAGCCCGCGCCATACCAGCAACAGGGTATGCAGAACATGCAGGGCGTACCGAACATGCAAAGCGGCAACGGGCAGCAAAACGCGCAAGGCAATCAGCAGTATCCCCATGTTCAGGGCGGGTTCGTGCGCGTACAGAATGAGAACGAGGCCCGAATGTACCCGGTAGCGCCGGGGAACAGCGTGACGTTCATCGACGAGAACGCGCCGTTCTGCTACACGAAGACAGTGGACATGTCGCAGCTTGACCGGCCTAAGTTTGAGAAATACAAGCTGGTCAAGGTAGATGATGATTCTAAGCCCGTAGAAGGGGCGAATAAGGCCCCGGAAACGCCAGCGGTGGATTTATCAAAGTATGCCCTGAAAACGGACGTGACGGCCTTTCAGGACGAACTGAACGCGATCAGGGCAGACATTGAAACCTTCAGGGGCGACCTTTACGGGCTGGCTGGCAAGAAGCCTACCGCGAGCAAGAAAAAGGAGGTTGTAACTGATGAGTAATCCACTGATGGGCAACCAAATGGGCGGGATGCCGCCAGTGAACAACCTACAGAATCTGGTGCAGCGGTTCCAGCAATTCAGACAGACATTTCAGGGCAATCCACAGCAGCAAGTACAGCAGCTTCTGAATTCTGGCCGTGTTTCGCAGCAAGCGTACAACCAAGCGTATCAGACGGCCCAGCAATTACAAAAGATCATATTTGGAAAATAAGTTCACGGCAAAGGCGGCAACCTTCACCGTGAATCGGAAAACCACCACGGGGTGGCCCCCAGACAAGGCCATTATAGCTGTATTCCCGTGGTGTGTCAAGACTACACCTTCCCGGCGCGCGAGGGAAGTTGTAAATAAACATGAAAGGGAATATGAACAATGGCACTTGAAACTGAAAACGGAACAATGGGAACCACAATGCTGGTTCAGCCATCCGGGATTGCCAACAACGGCAATGGCTTCGGTTGGGGCGGTGACGGGTTCTGGATTATCCTGCTCTTCCTGCTGCTTGGCAACAACGGCTGGGGCGGCTTTGGCGGCTTCGGTGGAGGCATGTGGGGCATGGACGGCCTGTACCCATGGATGAACCAGTCCAATCAGATCAACAGCGGTTTCCGCGACCAGATGGTCAACGACAACGTGACCAGCATCCGCGACGGCGTCCACGGCCTGTCCACCCAGCTGTGTAACTGCTGCGGCGACATGCAGATGAGCGTGGCGAACGGATTCGCTGGCGTCCAGCAATCCATGTGCAACGGGTTTGCTGGTACTACGGCGGCGATCACCGGCGCTCAAAACGCGCTGGCGCAGCAGATGTATACGAATCAGATTGCCGATCTGGAACGCTCCTACGCGGCCCAGACCGCGAACACTGCCGGTCTAACGAACCTGTCTTCTCAGCTTGCTAACTGCTGCTGCGAGAACAGGATGGCGACAGCGGACACCAAGTACACCATCGCCACTGAAGCGTGTGCGAACCGTACCGCGAACGCGGAGAACACGCGCGACATCATCGACGCGCAAACCCGTAGCACACAGGCCATTCTGGACAAGCTGTGTGCGCTCGAATTGGACAACGTGAAGGGACAGCTCGCTTCTGCGCAGCGTGAGAACGTCGGCTTGCAGAATCAGCTGAACATGGCTGCTTTCCGCGAATCTCAGGCGAATCAGAACGCTTTGATTCAGCAGGGATTCAACAACGAGATCGACGGCCTGTATAATCGTCTGTCCAACTGCCCCGTACCGAGCGTACCCGTGTATGGGCGTCAGCCGATTTTCAACTGCCAGCAGAACGCCTGTGGTTGCGGCTGCGGATGTAACGGATAAGGTGGTGTGATGCATGGCGGCTGAATATCTCGCAAATGCCGTTCAGGAAGTAGCACTGAACGCGCCGATCATCTTCACTGCGTCTATCCCGTGCCGTCGCGGTTACGTTTACCACGAGGACGAGACTGGGATTTTTATTCTTCGCGG